TTTTTATATAAATAATTGGACACACTGGACACACTTTATTATTTAGATTAGCAGTTATCTGCTTTTTGCCCGTGTCCGATTAGTGTGTCCAAGCGTGTCTAGTGTGTCCGATTATCGCTTTATATCAAAATACATCGATGTATAGACTTGAATATTTATTTTTACGAACATTCATGCCTATTAAATAATTGGACACACCTCAAATAATTGGACACACCTACTTACGTTTACACATTGACAGGAGGTCTGTACCTTCCTTTATAAACGCTCTCTGTGGGCCGTAAAGCCTGCCAAAACGTGCTTTTCCTGTCCCTTTTGTGTATGGGTTCCATCCAGGCGTTGACTGTAAGATGTCAATAATCTCTCTAGCCTTTGCGTTCTGCAGGTTCTTCCTGTCCCCGCCAAGCACTTCACACCATATCTCAAGGGCACACACTCGTTCCCGCTGCACTGAACCACAATGATCGTCATCGCCATAATTAGCGACATAATCTCGTCTGTCGTAGATATCCATTGTTTCCCAGTCTTCAGGAAGTAACATGTCGAGGTACTCTTCAATAAGACCTACGAGTTCACCGCCTTCTGTGTGGGATAATTGAATTCTAAGGGCCTCCTCTTCAAGTGCTCCTTCAAGTACCAAAGGCTCACCTTCAGACCAATACACAAACGCTTCGGCCCATAATTGGTCAATTTCATCTTTTGACAAGTCCCAGGAGTTCTTTGTCTTCCGGTCCTTATCGCCAGTAATTGGCCAAAATCGGCGGTTACCGGTGCGGTCTTTTAGGAACATAAGATTATTAGTGGAACCAGCGAAGACACACTGGCGAGGATACTCTTCGGTGCGCCGCCCGTATGGAGAACGGAACCGGTCAGATGTGCGACTGATAAATGCCTTAACGATTTCATTATCGTTCTTGTAGGTCGGTGCAAGTTCAGCAAGTTCGACTATCCAGGAGCCCTGAATTTGTTCTAGGGCGTCTTTGGTTTTGATATCAACTAAAGAATTGTTAAACCATTTACGGCCTAAGCGTTCTAGGATTAAGGATTTACCAAGACCTTGAGAGCCGTATAATACAATAGCCGTATCAAACTTAACGCCAGGTTCCATTACTCGTGCGATGGCACCGCACATCCATTTACGTGTAACCGCCCTAGTGTAATCGGTATCTTCAGCGCCGATGTAATCGATAAATAGAGTATCGACTCTACATTCACCGTCCCAAGTTAAGCCGGTTAAGTATTGGCGCACCGGATGGAATTTATTATCTTGCGTGACTTCCTGGAGTGCATCGTCGATAATGCCTTTACCCTTGATAAGGTATTTAGTAGCGAAGTAGTTACGTAGGCACGCATCGTCGGTGTCCGTCCAGTAAGGGGTTTCATCCTTACCTCGCCACGGAAGATCGTCAATCACGACTAACCGATGCGCGAATTCATCAAGACGGATGTTACCTTTTAATGCAGGGTCATGTTTAAGTACTACCAAACAGTTGAACACATCAGATTCAGGCGTACCGTTTTTATCACGTTTTAGCTTTGATAAAAAGTCTTCGTCATCCTCTGTGATATCCTCAAACTCCATATCTGCCATACGTTCTTTGTCGAGCAGGATTGGTGCTGCACCGTCTTCGTTGACGAAGTCTATCATGGCTTTGTAGCTTGGTAGTTTAGTAACTGCAGTCGCAGGGTCTTCGCCAATATCTATGGCGCCGAATAGGTGAATGCGAACTAGGTCAAACGCATTCACGAGCTTACCGCTGATTGGGTCAGTCGCATGGTTGGAGTAAGCAAAGGTGTCGTTATCGTAAATCACTAAGCCACCTACTGAGCTACCGGCTACGTATGTGTATCGGTCCTCAACTGCTGTAGGTTCATAGACTTCAGGGAGAAACTTATGGATAGCTTCCGTGATACTGTAGCTCCGACAAAAAGCACCGATAAGGCCTTTTTTCTCTAATGGGTTACCTTGCTTCTTAGCCGCATCAAGGCGAATCTGTGATTCCTTATCTGATGTTGGCCAAAGGCTCGTATCTCGCCAGTCTCTGTAGGTACTCAAATAGGTATCTACTGAAACGAGTGCGCCTTCGCTGTGCTGGTAAACGTACTCCACATCCTTAGGATGGCTTGGCCAATACATAAGCCGTTCAGCCTGGTGCGTGGATGGGTCAAAGAACTCAATGCCGATGTTATCAGCAATCCGTCTCGAGACTGCTTGATACTCATCCGGTGTCATCGGTCTATCTACTGGGATAATGACACGGTAACGAGGATTGTCAGCCGTGTGGCTGTGCGTACTGTATAGTACGTATTCCATACCGCCTAATTCCATATCTAGGTCTACGATGAAATCTTCGCCAGGGTTATCCGCATCAAGAGTGATTAAGTATCTCTCTTTAACAGTCCCTCTAACCCGTCTACCATTTTTAGGGATATAGCCACCAACAAAACCACCGACGTCTTTCTTTTGGCCTTGATCAGCCTTAGACATCTTGGCGTATTCAGCAGCCGTTTCATTCGTTACAGTTGGCTCGGCCAATTTACTGACCAATTCACTCCAAGTCATTTTCTGAGACTTCCAGCTACGGGCGGAGCGACTTCTGCCCGTAGCTATGATGATATTAGTATCCATATTACATCGCTCCTCCCTTCGCAAACTGGATATCTCGTACATACGCCGGAACGCATAAGCCGTGAGATGTTACCCACTGTGTTACAGCTCCGTTGATATCGTGGTCTTCATAGACACCACGATTGTTCTTAAGTTTAGCCTGGTGTATCTCTACAAAGTCGTCCGTATCACTCTTCGGATTAACTTCGATACACGCAACCGGCTCGTTACATTTATAGACACCTACGATAGCACACGTTTCGGCTTTCACCTTCTTGATATATGAGCTTACACAGTTATTAAGCTGTATCCCCATATCAATGATGCCATGAGTGGAACCGATTGCCATAAATCGGTAACCGTTAACCATATCAGCTAGTACTCGATGCGCTTTACGCTGCTGCACGATTTCGTCTTCCACTTTATCGAACTTTTGCATTCTCGAGATTGTGTCATGTAGGTTACGCACCTGGATACGACTACTCCATACCTCTTTACGGCGACTTCTCGATAACTCAAAATACATACTAGCTGTATCTCTGATATCGTGATAGGAAGTCGCATTTCTAATGAATAAGAACGCCTGCCGCTCACCGTATTGATGACTAAGGATGTTAACAAATTTACGAATGACAGATAAATCACGGTCATCTCGCCATAAGGGCCAAGACTGAATATAACTTGTATTATCAGAGTTATCTTTGATAACATCGACCATAGCCTTTTGATAGTCCTTGTTCTTAAATAACGTAGCCATAACTTTGATGATCTTCGTGTAGAAGAAAGGTCTATCGTGTAGTAACCGTCGAACCCATCGGGTATCAGGTAAGTTATGAGCCTTGATTAAGGCCTTTACAAAGGAATCCCCTTTTATCGTTAACTCTAATACGTTCCCCATACCAAGTGTCTCGTTAGGGAATTTCCGATTATAGTAATCATCATAGTCCCGTTTAAGGCTATCATTGATAGCTGGTGCATCCGGAGCTTGTAATTTCCATACTAGGTTATGAAGTAGGTTATCAAAGGCTCCATAATTGTTAGACACCTGTACGCCTTGTCTGATGGATTTGACTTTATAACCGACTACCTTTGAAAGCTTCTTGAAGAACACTTCTTTTAACACCTTAGCGAAACCTTTTAACTCATCCCGGTAGTTATGTAGTCTGCAGTCAGGAGTGGCTACGAACCAAACTAACGATGAAAGGGAATTGCTAAAGCCTGACGGAGAGACTGTCGCTTCCTCGACGACGTCGCTGCGTGAGCGCTTCTTGAGTATGGTAAAGGTTTTTCTTTGCTTGAAATCAAACCTTATTACGTCAATGACATGAGATTTATAGCCTTTGTAAATCATCCCATTATCTCCGTCGGCGTATACCGTGTCGTATTCAAATTGCACGTCCAGTTTATCGCCCCTATCTATAATTGATAGGTCTAGGGATAAAGGAACGGAGGCGCTATATCCAACTTCCGCAGTAAACCCTTTAGCGTTGATCCGCTCACCGCATTTTGGACAATAGAACTCATCTGATTCCCGGCAAGGCACTATTCCAAACCCATTAGATTCCATTGGCCAAAGATTAGCGAAGGAGTGTTCGCAAGGTACATGGTAATAACTTGCAGGGTTAAAAGGTGACACTTGATTGCGCCGCACTAGGTCGTACAGCTGTTGTACTTGTAGATTGAATAAGACCTTCATAAGGCGCTATCCTTTCTCTTATAACAAATCGTCTAAATCATCTTCTTCAGGAGTTTCCTCAACTACTGGAGCTTCTACTTCTTTCTTTTTAGTAGTACGTTTACGCTTAGGCTTTTCCTCTACAGCAGGTTGATCTTCTACTGTTGGAGTAGCTGCTGCTGGTTCTTCCACCTTCGGAGCTTCCGCTTTCTTACCATTTAATATCTTAAGCGCGAGGTCGCAAGCAGCAATACATCCTTCGCAGTATGCCATAGCTGTATCTTTACGTTCACTAGCTGGTGCCTCTTTTACGAGTTCATATAAGCCGTCGATTGCTTCGCGTTGTTGTTGAATTTGTTGTTTTGAGAGTTTCATAAGAATTGTCCTCCTAATCCTTCATGTAGTAAGGGTTCTCAAACCCTGCTGCGTTTAATATGAGACCCTCATTCCAGGGCTCCGGTTCACACATTATATCTATTACTTCTTCTAAACTGCCTACACCTATAGGCGCTTCGATAACCACTTCGTCGTGGATATGGGCTACAATTTTGTAACCTGCTTTAGAAAGTCGTAGCATTGATGCGGCTAAGCAATCTCTTGCTACTGCCTGTACAATGTTTTCGACGAGCTTTCCGCCGTAAGTTTCAACTCTGCCCCATGTATTCTTAACCTGATCCATGCCGTCGTACTCAATCGATTCACTGCCGAATCGGTTAAGCCCTAGTCTAGGTCTTGCATAGGCAAGTCTACGACCGGACGGTAATTCAATGAACAGGAAGCCTTTCGATTTAAAGAATTTAATATTGCCTTGTCTAATTCGTACGGGTTCTCCTGTTCTCACTACTTGCTTTGCTGCGCTGTCTGCATCTTTCCAAAATTTCGTAATTCGTGGGCTTGCTTGTCGCCAAGCTTCGATGATACCAGGTAACTCCTTCTCAGGAATTTCACCTTTGGAATCCATCGCTTTCATGGCCCCTACACCGCCACCATAGCCGAGCGCTAATTCTGCTACCTTGCCCTTTTGGCGAAGGTGCCCATTTACACCGTGCTTCTCGACTGGTACGTGGAACATACTAGCTGCAGATGCACAGTAGATGTCGCCGCCTTGAGCAAATACATCCTGGCGCCACTTCTCGTGAGCCAGCCAAGCGATAACACGGGCTTCAATAGCACTAAAGTCGGCTACAATAAATCGGTGCCCATCCTCTGCCACAAGGGCAGTACGGATAAGTTGCTTAATCACATCACCAGGGTTTCCGTAGAGTAGGCCTAGCATTTCTACATCTCTACTTTTAAGAACTTCCCGAGCGGTGTCTAAATCTTCTAAGTAATTACGAGGGAGGTTCTGCAGTTGTACTACACGACCTGCCCATCGTCCACTACGCATCGCTCCATAAAACTGAAGCATGCCGTGGATACGCCCATCAGAACATACAGCGTTCTTCATAGCCAAGTATTTTTTGATGGAGGAATTACCGAGCACCTGTCTATTTTGCAGTACCTTGCGTACATCGGAGGGGATATCCTGTGCCAAGAGGTTTGATACATCGTCTTTTCGCATTGTGTCTAGATCATATCCTAGTCTTGCAGTTAGCCACTCTTTAAGTTGCATAGTACTGTTCGGATTTTCTAATCCTGTTAATATCTTGGATGACTCGGTAGCTTCCTTCACGATTTCGTCGTTACAAGCAAGCGCTGCATCGACAAGTTCCATATCTACTTTTACGCCTCGCCAGTTGATATCTTGGTCGAGTAACCAGTACTCGTGCTCGATAGCAGGTGGTTTTAGCGAAAGTAAGCGTTTACGAATCGCCTTCTCTACTACTACGTCTTGGCGGTTATATTCAATATATTCCGCCCATTTCTCCGGCGCATCCTCGGGCATATTACGTGTCTTAGGATTCGTCTTAGTTGGTTTTCGTGGTACAGAGAAGAATTGAATTAAGCGTTTACCTCTTGAGTCTTTGGCTTCACCTAATCGTAAAGCTTTAGACACATTATCAAGGCTTGCAGGTAAACTGCAGTATAACGCCAGTACAGAGGTACATTCCCAGTTCGTGTAATCCGCATCATGGTAATACTTTTTTAGACAAAGCATTTCGAATGCTGCGTTGAATGCGGTCTTTGTAATTTCCTTGTTATACAAAGCGTCCACCACCCTTTCGGGTAGTGGATCCTTTGTCATATCAATTACTTCGACGGGTTCGTCATCGAAGCTGTAGGCAAAGAGCAGTATTTCAAATGTCTTATCATCAACGTATCGCTGTGCACCGAATTTAATCGGACATTCGCTATACGTTTCCACATCAATACTGAGCTCCATATTTGCCTCCTTAGATTAAATCGTCATCGTCTAGGTCGCCTAAATCATCGTCACCAAAGTCACTAGCAGATACATGAACACCACCTAGGCGGTCACCGTCTTTAACTTTACGAACGCCATTTAGGCCAAAGCCTACACCTTTTTTACCGTTGAAGTTATAAGCAAAAACGGATAATGCGACCTGCGCGTACACACCGGAATAGATTTCTTCTTCGATGTCGAATTGGTCCATCTTGATTTTGTCCCGAGTGAATACGATAGGTTGTTTATCGCTATTCGCATTGATGAAGAATTTACCAGCGTATGTTTCAGGTTGGTCAGCTACTGCTTCGTCGGTATCACCGTCGCGTAAGTTTAATTTAAGGTAAGCTGCTTTACCTTCTACCTTAGCTACTGCTTTCGGATCCGCTTTAAGTTCTTCAATCGCACGTTCAAATGCTTTGATTGTCTTCTTATCTGTTTTATCGATGATGATTTGGGAACTATATTTTGCTTTGCCGTCGTCGTTTTTACGAGGTTGAGCGATGTTTGCATAGGAAAGTCTTACGATACCAGTTGTTAATTTAGCCATTGTTACGGTCTCCTTATTTGTTAATTTCAGACATTAATTTGTTTACGAGTGCTTCTAGTTTAGAAATACGGCTTTGCGCATCCTTAGCTTCTGCGATGTAGTCAGAACCTTTACCAGTCTTAAATGCAAGATTGACTGTGTATTGGTTCTCACCGCCTAGCGTAGCACCAAAGCCTAGCATGATACGTTCATTAGGTCTTGCGAATACCCCGAGCGCTACTGCATTACTGTTACGGTAGTGGCCATAAGAGATTGCATAGCTGACCTTATCATTTCTGTTAAAGTCTAATGGATGCAAGCCAGCAAGTGCTGCGGAACTTGCCCCTAACTTATTAACACGTTGGCCAAGATTGTTGACCTTGTTGTTAATGTCATTAGCTAAGCCTAAGGAACGATTTTCTAAGGTCGTGATACGACCTTCATGATTATCTGCCACATGTTCAAGGCTTCTGATATCCGCTGTATTAGCAGTTACCTTTTGGCCAAGAGAATTGATAGCAGATGTATTACCATTGATGCGGTTAGTATTGTTAGCGATTGCAGTAGTATGACCTGCGATAGCTTGTTCATGATCACTCACCACGTCGCCTAACATGTTCAAACCGATTGCCACATCTTTAATGTTTTGTTTGTTTTTAGCAATTTGTTTAGCATTGGTTTCGATTTCATCAATCGCAGCGAACAGCTGGGAGCCGTTCACAGCGTCTAATGAATCAGCGGAGATTTGGCCTGCACTAACATTCGTGAGTTGGCGGTTGTACTGAGTTACTCCGCCTGCACCAGCGCGGGCTTTAGAACCAAAACTTACTACGCTTGCCGGCTGTTCTCCGGCGAAAACGTGGCGAGTACCGTTTATAGTAATGCCGTCAACGCCAACGGCGCTATCTGTAACAGAGTTTGTTCCGATTGCCACCGAATTCGCTTGGTCAGCAATCGTATTGTTGCCGAATGCAACGGCGTCAGTGGCTAAGGATTTGGCATGAGTGCCAAATGTAAGAGCACCTTGGCCATTAGATTCGGAGTTAGAACCGAAAACTAGTTGCTCTTTGTCAGCACCGATTTTATTGTTGTATCCTACAATGGCACTTTGGCCGCCGGCCACTGTGCCGTTGTTAGCACCGATAACCACAGTATCAGCGCCGGTAACATTATTAGTTCTGCCTAATACTACAGAAGACTCGCCGGATACGAAGGCACCGTTTCCGATAGCTACACTATCGTAGCTAGAAACACGAGCCTGATTACCGATGGCTACGGTGTACTCCACCAAGCTTTCGGCGTGAGAACCAAAAGCGAAGGAGTTACGACCTGCTGCAGTAGCATTATTACCGCCGGCGAAACCATTTTCACCAGTTACAGTATTGTTTGTACCAAATGCTAGCGCATTGTTAGCGTCGATGTTATTTTGGAAGCCCCATACTGCGGAGCTTGTAGATGTTGCGGAAATAGTATTATCTGTACCGCCTACTGTGTTGTTACTAGTTGCGCCAGCTACGTTTACTGCCAACGCGGAAATTGCAAGTGCTGTTGTTAATGTTTTGTTCATCTCTTATACCTCATCTTCAAATTCATTCATCATTGTTTCAACTGTATTAATTGCTGGGCGTTTATCGCTTTCCGGTACAAGCGTAGGCTTGCCCTCCGGTTTTTCGATATATGCTTCTAAGTATTCGGCAACACCCTTTTTACCGAGTACTTTTTGTAGGTTTGTGATACCTTCGAGTTCACGTGGCTTAAAGATGTCTTCTTCCTTGTAGCCGTTATCAAGTAATGTTTTAGCAGCAGCGTCCGGATCCGTTATGGTACGTCGTGATGTACCCTCGACTAATTTATATCCAGGCCATTGCTTTTCACCCGATAATGCCTTCTCATATGCAAAGTCGTAAACACCTTTAATCCATTTTGTGATTAAATCCTTCATCGCTAGGATGTCAGATACTTCACTGTCAGTAAGTAATTGATTGAGCTTACCACCATTCTTATAGAATGTATCAAGGCAAGTATCTGCTAATGCCCGGCAGGTGTGCCGTGCTTTACAGAAGTTACAGTAATCGCAAGGAGTGCATTCGCCGATACCTTCCCAGGCACGTTGTGCGATTGGTTTGATTTCTTCGCCCCAATCTAGCAATTCTTCAAGCGCCATAGTGTCGGTAGACACACTATCAAGTCTTGGTTGAACGATCGTCATACGTACCGTTTTAATGTCATATAGGAACTCGTTTACATCGTAGGCACCTAATGCGTAGAGTCGCATTTGAGTATTTTCAACGGCGCTAACAGGAACACCCTTGCCATACTTTAGGTCGATTACTTCCAGGATGCCGTCAGCTACGATTACCATATCGCCGGTACCAAAGCCCTCAGGTACCCATCTAGAGAAGTCGAGCCGTGCTTCAATCATGGCTTCCGCATCAGAGGAACGAGCACGCGCTTCGTTTACCTTCTCTTCGCAAATGTCGACATATCGATTAACCGCTTCTATCATTTCAGCGGAATAATCATCAAGCTTAGGGGCTTTTTTGCCTTCCAGCTTATGCCGCAGAATTGATTCAGCCAGATCATGAGCTACAGTACCTTCCGCAGCATACGGAGATTGTTCATCAGGGAACATCGCTTCTAGTCTTGCTGAAGGAGTACATACAAGCCACCTGGCGCTACTTGATGCACCTAGTAAGGCGTGTTTCTTAGCCACGGCTATTCACCCATTCCATAATTTGAATACGTTGTTCATCGGTAGCAGATGTTACCTTTTCAGCGCCGATGCTATCTAAGAAGGCTTTGAATTCGCCTTTAGCTTTCGTTTTATCAGTGGCCTTTGCCATTACGTCTTTCACTGCTTCACGAGTTGCTTCAAGGCTAGGAACTTCAACTTTAGCTGGTTCTTCAGTTTTAGGTTCTTCCTTAGGTGTAGGAGCCTCTACTTTAGGTTCTTCCTTAGCAGGTTCAGCTTTAGGTTCTTCCTTAACTGGTTCAGCTTTATGAGCTTCCTTCTTAGCCGGTTTTTCGTCTTTAACTGGAGCGCCTACGATAGATTGGTATAGGTCTTTCACTTCTTGTTCTAATTCAACTGCTTTATCTACTGTGATTTTTAACTCGATCATTGTTCTGTTTCCTTTCGGCTTCACGATGTGATATACTTTAAATGGATATTTTTCTATGCGCCCTTTAGCATTGCCGTGCTTTGGGGTGCTTTTTTTTGTGCCCAGGTGCTCGCACTCATCAGGAATGCAGTAATCTCTATTAGGGCACGTTGTACAGTCTCGCAATGTCCTCAACTCCTTTCACTAGGCACGTTTGGATAAACGTGTTATTCTATTTACACACGGGTGTATGTCTTTACAGTTATCGCACACAATCCGAGGCTTACCTGTTAGGTACGACCAATTTGTGTAAGGACTTTTAATCCTTTTATTACAGAAGGAGCATCGTTTATCGTTCATACTCTTTTAACTCCTCAATCCAGTAACAAGTGAGTAACCAAAGGGTGATACCTAGTAACCCCTGGCACATACCAGTCCATAAATCAATGCGGTCTATTTCGATAGAACCTACAGTTCCTACTGCTAATATGGCTGCAATAATGCGAAGCACATAAACTACTTTCATCATGTCTACTCTCCTGTTCGCGCCTGGCATCGTTTAGCAAGCCAAGCATTAAACGAATCAACGTGGATAAGGCGTTTACCACCACGTTTACCGATTTTCGTGGACGGGAAGTCAAAATCTTGCGCCCATTCTC